TCAGTTCCACGCCCTCGGGCACCCATGACGCTGCCAGAACGCGTCCAGGATCGCCGACAGGCACGCCCGCAGCCACCGCCGCCTGGTGCAGCCGGTCGCCGGCAGGCGCGGCCACGCTGGCACCGAGCCCAGGCCCACGGCCGAGAGCGCCGCCGGGACAGTGTCGAACTCCGCCCCGGGCGCGATCGCGTCGATGATTGGTGCGTCCTTCGGCCAGCGCGGGCGCCACAGCGCGCGCGGGCCAAACACCTGCCGGCCCATGCTGGTCTTGCCGGAGCCGGACGGCCCGACGATCACGCCGATCTGCCAGCCGTCGTCGTCGATCGGCAGGTCGGCATCGAGGGCGAAGTTGGCGCCGCTCTCGCAGTTGAACATCGCCTTGACGCGGGCGGCGCGGTAGCTGTCGAAATCAGCGCAGGTGTGGTTGACCTGGATCTTCATACCGACACCACCCGCAGCTTTTTGTAAGCCGGCGCGCTGCAGGCGGGCGTAGGCCCGTTCCTGGTCGCGCTCGCTTTCGACGATGACGACGATGCCGAACTGCGGTTTGTAGCAGTAGCCGTTGCGGCCCAATTGCCCGCGCGCAGCGTTACGTTTCACTGCACGCGTTGTGGTCTTCGATTGCACGTTCTCAGCCCCTGAGATGGTAGTGGCCCAGGCTTGCCGTGCCTCGCGGGGCAACAGGGCCTTGGCCGATTCCACGCAGTGCTGTTGCGTGCGTTGAGGTGGCGGGCTGATGCCTGGCAGCATCGGCCCGCCGCCCTGTCTTGCTTAGCTGCTGCCGGCACCGCCGGCTGACTGGACCACCGCAGCGGTGATCAGCAGCAGCAACTCGTCGTGGCGCAGGCTGTAGCAGTCCCCCGCCGCGGTTACCTGCCGCTGCGTTGTGACAACCCGCGGCACACTGTAAGTGGCCGGCAGGCCGTCATCATCCAGAATCGCCACGCCTGACTCATCGACCAGCGGGTACACATCGACAACAGGCTCGGCCACTTCAACTTGCTGCAATGTCATGACGGCCTGGCCATCGACAATCTCGACGTGCGGGCGCTCGACTGTACGCACCTGCGTGACGGGAGTTTCAACGTCCTCGTATTCGGCAGGCCATGAGTCATAGCAAACGAGCCCATACGTGAACGGGTCCAGCCCGTGGCTCTGCATGATTTCGATGACGCGCTGCACTGTCAGACCGATGTGCCAGCGCGCCGACGACTCGCCCTTGTCTGCAATAGCGGCCAGCCATTTGTAGCGGCCGATGGCCTGTGCCAATTCCAGGCCCGCAGCCAGCTCAGAGGGCGACAGCGGAGCGACGGCGGTTTTCTTGCGTGCGTCGGACGTATTGATAGATCCCGTTTGGGCGTACACCTGGCTCCATTTTGCACTTGAGATCCCGCTCGAACCTCCTCCGTCGTTTATCGGGGAGCAGTACCCCAACATGCGAAGATTACCCGTAGCGGTGCAGGCAAGTAGCTGGCTACCGCCAAACTGGAAGCTGAATGTCGGTGTGCCCGTAATCCGGAAATAGCCGCCGTCGGTGCCCTGCCCTAGGGTGTGCAAAATCACACCTGGATCGTAATTTGTAATGTTGCCCGCATCCTGCTTCTCGGCCGGTGCGATGCCCGCCCACGCCGCGAGGTTCCCGCCGGCACTTTTGCTGGCCCATGCTCCGGCGGTGAACTCATAGACCGTGTTGCTCTCGTCCAGCAGCACGACCTGGTCGCCTTCTTCCGACGGCAAGAAGGCCCAACTGCCGCCGTCCCAGAACGCCAACTCACCATCGTGGCCGGCCCAGTCGCCAGTGGCGCTGGTGCCGACGATGTACCACTTCCCGGCGTCGGCTCCTGTCAGGGCGGGCGGTGCGGTCAGATCTTTGTCCTGCACTTTGATCCCGCGTGACCACAGCCCCGCACCTGCGGCGACTGTCGCCGGCGACAGCGCACTCAATTCGGATAGCTTTACATCTGCCATGCCTCTTACTCCGTAACGAGAGGATCACCGCCCTCGGTGACGAGCCGGCCACCGGCCTCGGTGACGAGCTGCGACACGACGGCCGACGCCTTGCCGATGACCACCGCCACTTCGGCCAGGTCTTGCGCCGCCACTGCGCTGGTGGTGTTGAATAGCGTGCCGGTGCTGACGTCATCGCCGGCGCGCAGCCGCTTGATGCCGACACAACACCGGTTGTTGCTGCCAGCGCGGATGCCAAACTGTTGCACGCCGCCGCCGACAACTTCGAAATACGTGCTGGTATTGCTCGCAGTCTGATGTATACAGCTCGCGGCCAGCACAGCCACCGAACCATCGGCTGCTGCGACCAGCGACGGCGGTGGCGTCCCCATTACAGGGTGATACGGCAACAGCGCTGTTGCTGAGCCATGCACCTGCAGTTGCGCGCCATCAATGGCACGTAGCACCAGCAGCGTTGCATTGATGCGTGCGCCCGGTGCAGATGCAACATCGAAAGTGCCGCCGGCATCATCCGGACCCGCGAATTTGGTGTAGATCTCTGTCCACTGCTCCGTGGCCGGAGCGTCTGCAACCTGCTGCGCCCCCACCAGCGTCCAGCCGGCCGGTAGCGTGAGCGCGGCACGACGCATGATGACCATGACCAGCATGTCGCCGGCCTGCGCGGCCGGCGGAACGGTCATCGTGACAGTGCCTTCGGCAATCGAATCGATGCGGCTCTGGAATGACCCGAGCAATTCGATGTCATGCAGGTCCGTGGGCAGCGCTTTGTTCAGCCGCACCCGGTCGACCAGGGCCGTCGTTGCAGAATAGAACCCCCCGATGCCCAGTTGGCCAGCGCCCAGCACCGACTCCAGCCGCATTGCGCTCATCCAGAAGGGCGGCTCAGTGGCATCCGGGTCGGCGGTGAGTCCTGGCAGGCGCCAGGCCTTGCCCAGCAGCAGATCGCCGGACACCCGCAAGCGGATTGCGAATGCGCCCAGGCCGTCGCCATCGAGCACCGCATGACGCTGCGCATATGAGTTGACCGTGCCGGCGACAAATTCCTGCAAGTTGAGCGATAGCCCGGCGCCATAAGCCGCTGCCCCGCCCTGGAGGCAGACTTGGACGGCGGTTTCCGAGTTCTGCCCCCCGCCGCACGCGCCACAACGCCGGTCAAGTTGCCGGCTGTCGCTGCCCCGGTAGCGCCGGCCTGCTCAAATACCGCCGTCATGTTGACGTCGGCGTCGCTCCAGGCATCGTCCCACTGTGCGAGCGTGTACCAGTGAGTGCTTGGGCGTAGTTGCAACACCTGCCCCGATGTCGACCCCGGGTACGTGATCACACCACTATCGGGGTGTTCCGCGCTCCAGGGCACCGACCAGTCTTCCGGCCAGCCCAGCGCATAGCCTGCAAAGTCGTTGCTGATCTCGATGACGCCAGAGGCGTAGACAGCCCAGCTATGGACTTGCCACGAAGCAAGTTCATCGCGCACTGACCACAGCCGCACTTCGAAGTGCGGGCTGGCGAAACTCTCCGGTGCATCGATCTTGTAATTTGTGCCCGTCAAGCCCTCGACATGCTCGTACACGGTGCCGTCGTCACGGTCGACGATCTGCAGCGTGTACGTTGTACCCTGCTCAGGCCCGATGCTCTCCTGCCGCGTGTCGATCAGCTGGTCAGACTGCAGCGTGCGGTCCCGGTGTGACCAACTGACAATCAGGGGCGATGTGACTTCGGTCGGGTAGTACGCGTTATTGAGGCGGAAATTTGCCGGCGGATATGGCCGCGACTGGCGCCCATCGAACGTCAGCGTCTGTGTTGCTGCGGCTTCCAGCGCCAAGCGGTCACGCCCGGTGTTTGTCAGCAACCGAACATTGATCGTCTCACCGTCCGCATACTCAACCAAGTCAGATGCGGCGTTGTCATCGTAGAACCAGATTCGGCTACCCGGCTCGTGCGCGGCAGGCACCGTATCGGCGCAGCCGCGGCCCAGCGTGATCGTGTGCGCGTCGATATCCAGTGCGGTGACGCGACAGATTTCGGCATCCCAGAGGACCCCAGAGCCCACGGCAACATCGGCAAGGCGCGTGGCACTACTCAGCGTGAATTCCTCCCGCGGTGCGCCCCCCTGCAAGTCGTCGCCCTCCACGATCAACGCGGACGGGCACCAGTGCCCGCTGGCGGAATCGATATATGTCGCACCGTCGTGCGACACGGCCACTGTGTAGTCACGGCTCAGCGCGGGATCTGCAGCAACGGTGAGCAAGTAACCCGCATCATCAGGTAGCACGGCCAAATCGGCCCGCGACAGCGCTTGCGCAACCTCGGTGTACGGCGCCTCAAACACGTGCTGGTGGACAATCGGCAGGGCGGTCGAGGGCGGCCGCGTATCTACGCCATGCTCCACGTCGACAAAACTGCCGCTGGGCATGCCGTATGTGTCTTGACTCACCTTGAGTCTGATCGCGCCGCTGCGCAGCGTTCCGGTTTGCTTTTCTCCAACGATACAGACCCGGTCAGCAATGCCGCGCTTGGGCAATTGCAAACGGAAATACTGGTTGGGGCGCCATGCATGCGGAACGCGGGTCGTGACCAGCTCCAGTGCATTGGTGGGCGTGGTGAATGCACGTAGGTCGCGCTCAGCGATTCGGGCGGCAAGACTCGCCGTGGGGATTTCCGGGTATTCAGCGACTTGGTGGACCGTGCCGAATACATCGATAAGCGCAAGCGCCTGGGCCGGCGGCGTCGTGATCTCCTCCTTGCGCTCCGGGTCAAAGTACTTCACCGCGACGCTGTTGACCGCTCCATCCAATGTGGACGGCAGCTCGCTGAATTCGAGCACATCGTCGTCGGTCAGAACCGGCAACTCCTCGATGTCATAGTCGCCCCGAGCGAGGTCCAGGTGCCACTGCCCATCGACGATGCTGCGGCTGACGCTACCGCCGATCAGCTTGCAGATGCGCTGTTCGAACTCCTCCAGGCTTTCCGCCGCAGGGTCGTAAACAGCGTTGATACCGAAGCCCTCCGCATACAGCTTGTCCGCCGCAGCGCGGTAGCTGGCATCGTTCATGTTCGCGATTGACTCGCGTCCGATGTCAGATGTTGTGCGCGCCGCGTAGAGCACGTGCGCCGGGTTGGCGCACAGCAGCGAGCCCCCGAACGACAGCGCATCGATCACCAGTTCAGCCAGTTCATCGGGGTTCGTGCCGGAGATGACAGGCACATCGTGGCCAGAGTTGTCGAACACGCCCAGCAGACCACGTGTGCCGATGCCCACGCCATACATGGAAACAGCGTTGCCGTCATTGACGCTATAGGGCGATGACTCTTTGTCGAGCATGTCCGCGACCATGTAATAGGCCTCGGAATAATTCTGCATCTCGCCGTCGGAAGTGCATATCAGCACGTTGTTTCGCGGCGACATGTCACTGAAAAAATCATGGGCACCGCCGTATGCGGCCAATGCGTTGGTGGTGTTTTCCGTGGCATCCAGCCCATCTACGAAGTCGCGCAGGTCACTGATATCCGGCACAGTCAGGCCGTCGAACCTGATGCTGCGCGCCGTCCCACCCCATGCAACAAAAATCACGTTCAGCGGGGCGCTTCCGTTCTGGACATACGCCTGCAATCGGTCAAGCACCAGGTGTAGCGACTGCCGCAGCACTTCGATCTTGGTGCCCGCCATTGACGTCGATATATCAATGGCCAGGTACAACGAAGACGGCCGTGTGAGCATGTTGCCCATGCTGATCTGTGCGCGCTCTGGGTACCAACAGACATCACCGTCCCAGCCTTTTACGATCTTGCGGATCTTGTAGCTGGCCTTCTGCGGGTATGGATTCATCGCGCCGAACTTGCCGCCACGGAACACCAGCGTGGTCAGCCCGCGCCAGGCCGGCACTTGCGGCCCGAAGTTGGCGAGCAAGTATGGATTCGGCTGCTGGTCCTGCTCGCCGAACATCACATCTACAGGCCCGACGATGCCGCCTTGGTCTTTCTCACCACCCCACAGGTTGGGTGCATTGATGTAAATCGACCCACTGCGTTCCAGCACCCCTTTCCACGCTGTCGCGTCTCCGCCGCGGAATTCAAGGAATGCATCGAACGGGCCTGCGCCCAGGCCCGCGTGGTACGCAATGTTGTACCAGTAGCCGACGGTGGTAGATCCTCCTTTACCCACCGGCATGCTCCTCGCATTCCCGCGCCCAGCGCACAAGCGCTAGCGCCAACCCGTCCCCGGTCGCCTCCAGTACCTCGGCGGGGATTCCATCACGCACGAATGCACGCCAGTCGAGGCCGTGGCGATTGAAAAACGCTTTGGCCCCGGACCGGCAGAACCCGCATCGGCGGCTGTAGCCGGGGATCGTGAACAAGTGGCGCCTGGTTACGATCAAACCGCTCATTTCTTACCGCCCTTGGTCTTGATCGGGGACGTACCCATCAACTTCCACGCGAGCAGGAATTCGTCCTCTATCCAATGCGTGCCCCAGTAGTGCTTCACCGTCTGACCGTCTTGCGTTGTCGGTGCGTTTGCAGCCGCCGGGGTAGGCTGCTGCACCTTCGGCCGCATCGAATATGAGACCGCCGCGGCAACGACCGCGATGATCAATTGCACGACCCACCAATAGACGCTCTTGCGCGGCTCGCCGGCCGGCAGCGGCATCACCGCTACCGCCATCATCCGCGCCACCTGGATTACAGCCACGAGCGCACCGGCATACACACACGCCCAGTGCGCACGCTCGCCACCAGGCGTGTCCAGCCACCAGTAGTTCCAGCGCCACGACCAGCGGTAGTGCAGTCGTTTTGCCCAGGCGATCAGCCCCATGACATGGACACTCCATCCTTCGGGTTCTTGATCGGCTTGTACACGCTGCCGCCGTAGTTGAGCGTATTGCCACGCGCGTCGCACGCATCCCATGTGTGCGCGCAACCGATACGAGCGATGACAGATGTACCAGGCGCCAGGCTCGCCGGTGGGGCACCGTAGAGCAGGGTCAGCGCGGTGCCGCCGTGCTCCATGATCGAGCGCCGGTCGATCAATCCGTCATTGCGCTCCCACAACAGCCACCCCCCTGCCAACGATAGCGGCGCATCCGCAAACGCTGTTGCCCGCACAGTCAGGCCGCTAACGTCCTCCAGCGTTGCAGCCACTGCGAATGTGTCCGGGTCCAGGTTGCAGCCTCGCAGGCCCGTCGAATACAGCGTTTTCCAGCACGCCCGCTGCCACTTTGCACCCTGGTTTCGTGCTGCAGCGAAGCCATTTGTCGGCTCGCACGTCAGCTCCAACTCGGTGTCGCTGAATTTTGGTTGGATGACCCTGCCCATCCACTGCACAACGGGCGGCGCGGGGTCGCCGTAGTGCGTCTCCATGCAGCGCACATACACGGTCGTGCTCGGAATGTACGGGAACCACTCGTCGCCGAGCTCTTGCGTTGCCGGGTACTCTGCCGCGCCCGGGTCGCGCAAATATGCGAACCGGATCGTGATCTTGTCTTTCGCGCGCTCGGCTGTCTGCTTGATCTCGCTGCGGTCGATCTGCGCCGCGCGGTACGTGTTGCCGCCGATGACCACGTCGCGGTCGGCGGAGCAGTAGCGCCAGACCTTCGACTGCATCGTGAACACGAATAGACGGATAGGGCGGCCGGCGAAGCGGCTGAGTTCGAAGGTCTCAAACATCGGGCACCACCGCTTGCCACCCAGTGGTGGCCGTGGCGACGCCGGCGGCGTCGGTGGCGTGCTCGATCTCGATGCTGTCGCTGGCCAGTGTGCATAGCGCCATGAAGCTGACGCAGCGCACCGCGCCCGGAGCGACGGCCACGCCGAGCGCCGAGTCTAGGGTCAGCGTTTCCACATCGCCCGCTTCGATGCTCGCGGCGATACGGCGGTAGAACACGCTGCCGTCGCTCAGCTCGATGCGGATGTCGCGGCGGTTGGGCTGATTCAGGCCGAACAGCGTATAGCCCGCCCATTCGACTTGTAGGTACACCGAAGCGGCGCCGATGGCATCGGCCATCTTCAGGTCGCTGTTCCAGCTCGGTACCCACATCGGCACGCGGCGGCCGTCGAGCGTATAGAGCAGGCTGCGGAACCAGGCGTGCGCCGGGCGGCGGTGCAGCACCCAGCGGTGCTGCTGCGTGCGCAGGGCCAGCTTCGGCAGGTCATGCACCAGCGGCGCGGCCGTGCCGTAGTCCACGCTCTGCAACAGCCGCGAGTAGCTGGCGGTCGGGTTCTCGCTTTCGTCCGGGCGCACGGTCAGTACCGGATGGCCCAGGTACAGCGTGGGCGCATCGAGCGCCGGCCAGTCGCAGGCGTCGAGGATGTTGAAGTTCAGACTGCGCTTGCCGGCAATGTCGGACAGCAGTTCTTCCTCCACGCCGTCCTGCAGGTTGGCGCGGCGCAGCGGATACAGGCACGCGCCAGGCGCAATACCCGGGCCGGCCCAATCGTTGGCCAGCGGCGCGGCGAGCGCCAGGCCGGTTTCCTCGATCTCGGCGACCTCGACTACTTCCCAGGCGTTGATGCCGTGCCACAGCAAAGCCTTTGCGCCCACGGCAAAGTCGAAACCTTCGGTCTGGCAGCCGATGAATTCGTCGGCGGCCTCCACGCTGCCGCGCAACCACTGCACGTCAGGGAAGATCGGCAACAGCCACTCCCCGCTGTAGCCAGCCAGCAGCATGTCTGTGGCCCGGCGCTCCGGGCCGCAGGCGACAACATCGAAGCCGAACGAACGCCGCGGCGCGACCCGCGTGGCACGGTGCTGGCTTGAGGCGGTAGCGGTGGCTTGCATCACGTCGGTGGCGAAGGCAAGCGTCTCGGTGACGCCGTTGCTCCAATCCGGCGGCACCGGCCACACACGCGCTCCGTTGGAAGTGAAGGCACCCATGGTCACCAGCTCGAGCGGATGGTGCCGCCGTTCTCGCTTGCGACGACGACCACGCGCTTGTCGAACGCGGGATGGTTGACCAGCATTTCCGCCAGCGCGTCACGGTCGAACAGGTTGTAGAGCCGCAGGCTGTTGTTGCTGGCCGGACGCATCAGCGCAGCGTTGTCGCTGATGTTCGCGGCCGGCTCGGCCATCGCGGTGATCTGGCCGCCATCGGCGAAGCCGCGCGCCCAGTCGTGCAGCGCGAGCATGCCGCGCTGGTTGAAGTCGTTGAGGAAGTCCACCGCGCCCGGCTGGGTCGCGCTGGCCGCGCGCACCATGAACTCCCGGTCGCTGGCCCAGATCGGGATGCTGTCACTGGTGGGGGTGCCGGGGCCGCGAATCTGGCCGCCGCCGGCATAACCTGCGGGGCTGAAGCGCGCACCGGAAATGATCGCGGAGATATTCGCGAACTCGGCGACCACCGTGGCAATGTCTGCAAGATTCTTCGGCCAGGGCTGCTCCATTGCCTTCGACATCGCAATGCCCAGGCTCACGGCCGATTGGGCCGCGGCAAAGCCTTGGCTCAGCGCGAACATGGCCTGGTAGGTCTTGCTCTGCTCGCCGCCGAAAGACCTGGCAATCTCGGCCATCGAGTTGAAGGCGTTGGAAATCTGCCCCAGCCGCATCAGGCCCTCGGCCTGTGTCAACGCGGTGAGCTGGGCCTGGTGCTGGGCCTCCAGATCCTCGGACGCCTTGTTCCACTTCTCCTGGTCCGCGTTTTCCTGCTGCCGGGCGGCGTTGATGATTTCACGGCGCACCTGGTATTCGGCCTCAAGGTGGGCGCGCATCTGCGCCAGGCGGTCGCTTTCGTCATCGCCGATGCCGTACTGCCACAGCGCATCGGCGCCAATGTTCGGCAGCGCGGTGATGCTTTGATCGATGATCTGTTGTTGCCGGCGGGCCGCTTCATCCGGCGGCATCAGGCCCATCGCCTTCTGCAGGTCCTGCATTTGCTGGGTCACGCGCACCACGGCCGCGTCGATCGGCGTCTGCAGGCTGTTCTTCAGCGCATCGTAGGCATCCTTGGCCTTCCCGGTTTCCTCGCGCTCGGCGCGCGTGGCATCAAGCAACCTGGCCTGCTGCAGGAGCTGATCCTTGATGCCCTGGCTGGCGAGACGGAACTTGCCGGCGGTGATCTCGTAGCTAATGCGGTCTTCTTCGGCGACACGCTTCTGGCTGTCATCCAGCGTGTCGGTCAATGCAACCTGCTTGGTCAGCTCTTCCAGCGCCCGCTGCGCGGCGTCTTCGGCGTGCTGGGCCTCGGTCTTGCGCTGGGCTGCGCGTTTCTTCGCCCTCTCGGCATAATCGGCCTCGATCTGGTCGAGGCGTTTGGTTGCCTCCTCCTGATCGATGACCTTGCGGTTGAGCAGGTCCTGCACGGCCGCGCGTTCGCGTGTTTTCTTTTCGCTGTCGCTGAGGTAGCGCGTCTCGGCGTCGAAGAAGCGCTTGCGCTCTTGCTCACGCTTCTTCCGCTCCTCGTCGGCCCTGGCCTCCTCATCGGAATCCACAGTGGTTTTGCCATCAGGGGACTCACCGTCATCGGCCATCCTCAGGCGTTGTATTTCGGCCTGGAAGCGCGCGATGAGTGCACGTAGCTGTTCATCCGACAGGCTGCCGTAGACGCCGCCGGCGTTCCACCAGTGGTGGTTCCCAATCAGTTTCTGCATCGACTCGATGTTCGATTGCAGCTCATTGATCCGGCTGCCGTTGGTCGGCGCACGGAAAAGGCCGATGACGGCGTCGGCGGATTCCCGCGCAGCGTCCTTCAGCCCCTTCATTGCCCATTCGACGTTGCCCAGGTTCTCCGTCATCTGTGGCGCGCGTTCAATCAGCACGCCGGAGTAGGTTCGGATCGCAAGGCTCACGGCCTCTGCGTGTTGCCCCTGTTCCACAAGCGACCGTATTTGCTCCAGGGTTTCGGCGGTCAGGAAGTGCTGGGACCGATTCAGCGCCAGGATTGCCTTGACCGGATCGTCGGCAAGCTTCACGAATCGCGCGACAACACTGTCGACGCTTTCGCCAGTGGCCGCGCTCCACACGGCGGCGGCCCTGCTGGCCGCTTCAAACTCCTGCCCCGTGATGCGGCCGGTGGCAGTAACCGCAGCAATTGCATCGGCGGCCGACCCGGTCGTGACTCCGTCAAGGCCATCCATTTCCGCAGCAAGGCTGCTGAGCTGCTCAGCCGTGCGGCCGGCGTAGCCGCCGCTTTCGACCAGGGCGCGATTGAACGCCGACACCTCACCTTCGGCTTCATTCCATGCGGCAACCAGCGCCACGCCTGCCGCCGCCACGACGGTGTAGGGGTTTACCAGGCCCAACAACTGACTGCCCAGCGCGCGCGCCGCTGGCACGACGCCGCCGAACGAGTCTTTGAGCTGGCCGCCCTGTTGCATCAGCACCATGAACGGCGATTGCCCCGAGGCCAGGCCGGTGAAAATATCGGTCATCTGCATCGGCAATTGGCGCATGGCCATGTTGTATTGGCCGAGGCTGATGCCGGCGCGCTTGGCCGCCAGCTCCGCCTTGCCGAGTGCCGGTGCAAGTTTTCCGTTGATGGCGGTGCCGGCCACAGCGACGCCAGTGCCGGCCTGTTTGCCCTTGTTACCCAGGTCGGTGATTTCGCCGGTCAGTTGGCGCACTTCCCGGTGCGCCTCTGCCATGTCGGCGGTGACGTGCAGGGCGAAGTCAAGGTTGCGTCCGCCGGACGGAGCCATCTGTTACTCCAGTTCCTTCAACAGTTGCGTGGCCGCATCGCCGCCGGCGAAGGCCACGTTCACGTCACTGATCAGGGCGCGCCGCGCGCGCCGGGTTTCCTCCTGCACCTGCTCGAAGAACAGGCCGATCTGCCGCGCGGTGAGCCGGCCAATGTCGGCCGGCGTGCGCCCGTAGCCCGCAGCGATCAGGGCGTGGTAGATGCGTGCCCAGCGGGTGGGCTCGCGACCGCTTCCAGCGCCCGCTCGAACACCAGGCGGAAAAAAAATTCACGTTGACCCGCCACCACACCGCCAGCAACAACTGGCCGTCGTTGTCGCCCAGGCTCTCGATCCACTGCGCCAGTTCCTGCCGATCATTCAGGCCCGCAGCAGGATCACCAGCCTGGGCCGTGACCGCCTGCGCCACCATGTCGCGCACCAGGTCGGCGTGCTCGGCCATCAAGTAGCGGATCTGCGACAGGCGCGGTTGCTGGCCAGCACCGCTGGCGACAAGTTCATACAGGCCATCAACGAAAGGCTTGGCCCAGACCAGCACGCGCAGACCCTCGATGTGGCCATACTCCCGCATCGTCACCATGCGGCCGGCGAGCGGGAACGGCACATCCGGGTGGATGGTTTGCAGGTCGAGTTTGCCGGCACCATCGGCCGCCGCCGCATCCTGCGGCGGCTGGCCCTGCGCCTTGGCGTTCACCGCGGCTGACTTCTGCTCGAGCTGGGCGGCAGCCTCCCCGGAGAGGATCGTCGTCATGTCCCGGCTCATGCGTTGGTCTGCAGGTAGCGCATCTGGCCGAAGAAGCCCAGTGCGTCGTCTGCATTGCGGGTCAGGTCGGCCAGCAGCTTCGCGGTGAACGGCATGTTCGCCACGCTGGTGTCGTTGTTGATCAGCGCCAGCTCGCTCAGCACACCGACCGAGAGCTTCCACAGGTCGACGACGCACGGCGCGCCGTTCTCGGCCAGGTTGATGCCGTTGTAGCGCAGGGCGATCTTGGCCGGGTTGGTTTCGGACAGGATGCCCACGGCGCGCTGCGCAGCGTAGGTGTAGGCCACCTTCAGCGGTGGGGTGGGCGCCGGATCATCCGGCAGCGACTTGATGGTGATCTTGCCGTAGCCGCCGGCGACGCTGAAGTTCTCGGCCGGGACCACCTCCGGCGTGCCGGCGCTGTCGCTGATGATCACATCGGAGACGCCGATGTGCGGCAGCAGGATGATGTCGCCCGCAGCCACGTTGTCCGGCAACTCATAGGCGCTCACGCTGCCGCTGTCCGTATCGACCGGTGCGCCGCTCATCAGCAGCGCCAGGTTGTAGGTGTTGATCGCATTGATGGTGGCGTTGACCTGGCCGGTCTCGCCGTTCGGGATTTCGCGCACCTCCATCTTCTTGCCGCTGCGCGATTCCTGATGGGTGAAGCTGTTGCGGGTGAGGGCAAGCGACAGCGCGCCCACGTCCCACAGGCTCACCCAGTCGTTTTCCGCCGGCGGCGTGTCGCCGTCCCAGCGTGCGGCCAGCACTTCGCCCTGGCCGTAGTGAAAGCGTTCGATGTTCTGCTTGGCCATGGCTTACTCCTGGCTCTTCTTCGCCGCGGCAGCGGCAGGGATGGACGCGGCGGAAACCTTCACGCCGATCTTGTTCTGCACCAGCCAGTCGGCCGTGACCTGGTCCAGGGCAGTGGCGGCAATGACATCGCCTTGCGTGTAGGACTTCTTGGCATGGGTGTGCTGCTTGAGCAGCTTCACCGCGAAGCTGCTGGTCTTTGCTCCTTCGCTCATGGCGAATTGCTCCTGATGGGTGGATAGACGAATCCGCTGGTGAACAGCAGCGGGAAGTAGCCGTAGTTGTCTTCGTACTCGGCCGGAGTGTTGCTCTGCATGCGCCTGAGCGGCTTCATGTCGATACGCGGCTTCCAGTTGGTCAGTACGGCGAGGCAACGGCCGATCAGCGGGCCGGCAATGCGGCGCGCACCCTCGCCGGTGTTGTTGGCGTCGGCGTAGTAGACGGTGGGCACGACGGCCCACACCTGGTCGACCGGCTGCGCATTGCCTGCCGCCTGGCCGACCGCGTCGCCCAGGTAGATCACGTACACCGCCGGCGTGACCTGCTGCTTGACCGACACGCTGGCCAGGTCGGCCACGCCTTGCACGATCTTCAGGCCGGACACCTCGGCCCGGATGCGCCCGACCAGGAGCGGCTCCAGTGCCAGGTAGTCGAAGTCGGTGGAGGGCATGGCGCTCATCACCAGCCACCCCGGCCAAAGTCGTTGCGGCCGACGTCCACCTGCACAGTGTTGCCGGTTGGCACCGGCGTGTCGGCTTCGTCCAGTCCGAGGCTCAACTTGCCGCTGGAAACGCCGTCGAGCTGCTGCTTGCGGCGCTTGTAGGCCACAGCGGCCGGATGATCGTCATCGACCTGGGTGTGCAGGTTGTACCAGGCCAGATCGCAGGCGATGCGGGTCAGCATCACCGGCACGCTGGCCAACGGCAGGTTGTGCCGGCCGGCCAGGTACATGTTGATCTCGGCCTCGGCGTCGTCGATCGCACGCTCGACGATGCCGGCATCGACGGTGGTGGCCGGCATGTTGACGCGATCGGACAGCTCGGCCAGACGGGCTTCGCCGTAGGTGTCGATCATGTCCTGGAGCGTGCAATAGCGCATGGGCCGGAAACCGAATCGCAGGGAAAGGGGTGCCGTCTCTCCGGCTGTCAAGACTTGAGCAAGCGCGTCTTTCCGCCTTCCCCACTTTCCTGATTGGGCTCGGCCGGCGATCAATGCACCGCTTCGACGGGATGCACCATTTGGTGCAGGTGGGGAATACCCGTTCGTTGCAGGAACACTGAGAGCGCCGGCGTCGACGCCCCTCTCGCATATGTGCCGTTACGTCTTCTCGATCACGCCGATCGCGAGCAGCTCGGCGGTCTGTTCCTTGCTCAGGCCGGTGACGGTGTCGCCGGTTCCGAAGTCCTTCCTGTTCGCGCGCAGCGGCGACACCGCGCGATAGCTGCCCTTGTCCTTGCCGGCCTCCGGCTGGGTGGTTTCGGGCGGCGGATTGCCCGCCGGCTGGCTATCCGCCGGCGGCGCCTTCTGGTCATCGGAAGCCGGTGCGGCGCCTTCCGCCTTGTCCTTGCCGGTCTTCTTTGCGGCGGCCATGTCAGTTCACCGCGTTCTGGAAGAAGTAGCTCAGGTCCTTGGCGACAACCAGCTCCTTCAGGCGTTCGCCGCTGCGCACGCGAACCGAGCCGGACAAGCCGGTCTTCGGCTCATTGATCTGGCCAGCGATGCGAGAACCCTTCACCGCGGTGAAACCGTAGGTCAGACCCTGCTGCGGACCAGCGGTACGATCCTGGTAAATGAACGCTGCGTGCTTGCCCCACACGCGCGACATCGACACCGCCTGGCCGCGCTTGGCCGTGTTGATGAAGCTGGAACCGACCAGCACCTTCTGCAGCTCGAAGTGATCGGCGAATTCCTGGCGCGAGATGCTGCCCTTGCCCAGCGTGCCCTTGATAGCAAGGACCAAGGAGCGTGCACGGCGCAGCCTGGTCCAGGTGGTCTGGCCGAAGACGGCGACGTTGGGGCGGATGATCGGGGTGTCCAGCGCATCGGCGATGCTGGCCTCGGCGTCCACGTCTTCATCATCCCAGCGACTGCCGGAGGCCAGGGTGATCTTGTTGTTGTGGTTGGCCGCGTTGAACACGATCGAAGCGGCGCGCGCCTCGCGGCCGAGATCGACCAGGCCGGTCAAGTAGCTGGTCGCATCACCCAGGGGATCGGTGCCATTCTCGGCGCCATCTTCGATGTCTTCGTTCGGCACCACGTCATCCAGGCCGTGGTCCTCGACCTTGTCCTGGTGCTCCGTGTGGCTGAACTCGACTTCATTCGGCATGGACTTGCGGCCGACCTTGGTGTCGGG